CTGGTCTATTGTGCGTTGTTGGTAGTCACGGAGCATTCAACAACTCCCGGCTGCCATACACATTAGCATCCCCCTCCCCATTGGCGACTTCTCGCCCATCAATGAGATAGATAGCCGTCCAAGCATCCGGCCCGTCCAGTCGCTGCCATGGCACCAAGTCAGGATGCAGGACATGGCTGTCGCAGCCGGTGTATTGCGTCTCAATCGGGATCACGCTGCGGTCGAATCGTGCGCAGGTCCAATGCGCATCGCTGTCTGGCGTGGATGGCTCCGCCGTGCTGTGGGCGCAGGTTCGGCAGTTGACTTCTTTGGTCTTCTTGCTGCCGTGGCAGAAGTCATGCGCTGCGCAGAACTTGCACTCGTACCAACTTGGGTTGCTGGAGAGCGGCTCGGGCATCCTGTCCGCCAGTGCGATGCGATGCCCGCGGGCAATCAGGCGCTCGGCCTCGGTGCGGCTGTAGCGCAACCTCTCGGTGTAGATGCGGTCATCGTCTTTGCAGACTGCAAAGTACAAGGCGCGGTCAATGTTCGTGCCGGCCATGTAGACCTGCATCTGGGCGGCATGGACTGGCTTGGATTTCTCGACGCCGTGCTTGGCCAGATCGTCAAACGATTTCTTGCTGTGCGTCTTGGCCTCAAAGATGTGCCGAGCCTTCGGAGCTCCAGGGACGCCAGATTCGATGATGCCATCCAGACTGCCGGAGACGTGCGAGCCAAAGTCAACCCGGGCCTGGGCACCCTCGGTGCTGTGTATCTCAATCCCAATCGCTTTGAGGTCCGCTGCTATTGTGGCCTCCTCCAGCCGGCCCCGGCGGAAGAGCCGAAGGATGCGACCAGGGAATGGCTCGCGCACCGCCCAGCGGAAGGACAGCCACAGCCACCGATCACAAGCATGACCGAGTTGGCTGGCACCGAGGTGCGACCTGGGCAGCTCGACCTGGCGCTCGTGGGCGGCGTCGATGGCCGCGGCTACCTCGTCGGGGATTGGGATTGCACTCATTTGATGTGGCTCCAAGTCTCATAAGACAGCACCTTCTCAATGGTGCGTGGATGAACGCCGTACTTTTCTGCCAGTGCGGAATTGCTCAAGGTCTCGGCAATGTGGGCCAGCAGGTCTAGGCGGTTTTCCTTGGCCTGACGGATCTCCTGCACTTCTGCTGGCGTGAGTTTGCTATGCGTCAGGGCAACGCCCCGGCGGGCCATGGAGCGAGCGCGTGACAAGAACTCGGCTCGCTCTAGGACGTGATCGGGGCGGTGCTGGCGCATTAGGCGGCCTCTGGCTCGGCAGGCTTGACCCAGGAGACCTCGCAGCCGTCGTAGTGCATTTCCACCATGTTGAGCTTGTGCTCTTGATAGTCAAAGTCCATTTGCTTGTTTGTCCACTCCAGAATTGCTTCTGTAATCTCTTCTTTGCTCAACTTGATAATCATGATATTTCCTGTTTGGTTGGGGTTGGAGCGTGACACCCGCCACGCCCCGTTGCTCTAGATCACTTCGCCCAAGGCGGCGCAGCCTTAGCGCCAGCAGCTGGTGCCGCGGGCTTGCTCGCCGCGGGCATTGCGCTCGCCGCAGGCATTGCCCCGCCGGCGATGCCAGCAAAATCCTTGACCTCATTGCCCTCGCCATATTGGTCGCTGCTGGTGATCGCCAGCTTGATCTTCAGCTGCCCGCCGATCAACTGGTCGGTGTCGTTGACCTTCGCCAGGCCGATGGCCCGCATCAGGCTGTTCAGTTGTTGCCGCCCGATCTCTTCCGCCTTCGGGTTTGGGTTGCTGATGTTCAGGTTGCCAAAGATCGTGCGACCCTGGTGGCTGGGGCCGGTAATGTCGTACTTGAGCGAGATGTAGCGGCCCGTTCCGGCTTTGGTGTCTTTGACGGTCGCCTGCGTGATCGCCGCGGTGTACCAGCCGGCAGGCAAGGGCTCAAAGCTCTTGCCCATGGGCAGGTCAGCAGCGACGAATGTTTCTCCGAATGAGGCCATGATGTTTATTCCTTGGTGATTGAAAAAGACGGGCGGCCCGCCGTGGTGGTGATCGCACCCAGGAGCGGGCGCGTGATGGATTCATCGGCTGACTTCCAGGCCGACGAATTTATTTCCGGTTTCCACCGAAACAGAGAGCCGAGGTGCTCGGCCAGGCCGGCCTCGGCGGCGATTGCCTGCAGCTTGTCGCTGTCGATCTTGTGGTTCAGGCGGCCAGCGATCTTGACCGTGTAGCCGAGGTTCATGAAGGTCTTCGTGCCTTCCATGTCCTTGGCAATCTTGAACTGCTCGATCATGGCGTCCTCGACAACCCGCCGCGCCTCGGTTGCCAAGCGCTCGGCTTCCTTACACGCCAACCAGACGGCGATCATTTGGCACCGCCGATCTTGCTGATAATGTGATAAAGGTCTGGCGTTTCCCAGGCGCTCAACTTGCCACTGCGATCCTTCGCCAGCCAGAGGCCATCGCTGTCGCACATCAGTGCCCGTTGTGACACGCCTTCGGCGTCTTTCTCAACCCGGAGCGCCAAGACTTCGTCGAAGAAATACGGGAGGGCTTGGCCCGTCTTGTTACCCGGCATTGAGGGCGAGTAGAGCACCCGGCCCATCTCGTCCTGCGTCTTCTCCAGCTTCGCGCTCATGTAGACGTGGCGGCCGGGCAGGTCGCGGAAGGCTCGGATAATGTTGGCCATCTGTTCCTGCATGGCGCCATAGGCTGCCCTCGGGTCTTTGTTCGACTTCTTCTCAGCGTTCAGGACCACCTCAGCAATCTCCGAGATAGAGTCCAGTGCCACGCTCTGGTAATCCTTTGCCTCGTGGCTGTCGCGCAGCCAGCTGTATGCCTCCATTAAAGTGGCCATGCTGGTCACCTCGATGTAGGGCAGGTTGGCATCCTGAATGCTCAGGAGCCCGCCTTCGGCGCTCAGGATGATGGGCGCTGGCAGGGTTGCCGCCAGGGTTGTTTTGCCTGCGCCTGCTTGGCCGTAGACGAGAATCTTGGCGCCGTTGGACGCCAATGATGCGGTGGTTTTTAGGTTGATGGCCATGGTCAGTTCGCCAGAAGTTTCGCAGCGATCTCGGGGCGGTTGCTGGTGAGCCAGTTCGCAAACTTGGCGGTCTGCGCGGCCTTGGCCATGCTGTTCGGCCAGGCGCGGCTGGGGGTGCGGATGTTGCGGAAATACTCTGCCACCTCGGCGCTCGGCGTCCAGCGTCCGGCGTTGTCTTGTTTGCCGATGGCGCGGATGGTGATCCAGGTCAGGGTCTTGGTCATCTTGCTCTCCTTGTTGCAGCACTCGTCGGGAGATCCGTTCAGTGCATGGATAGCATCCTACCCTATCTTTTCGACTTGTGCTATACTTTTTTTCGATCTTCACCAACTTTTTTTCAGGAGTACGCTTTATGATGACGATTGAGCAAGTCGTTGCCGCTCTGCAAGACCGCAAGGTTCGGGTCGTTGCGGCAGCGACAGGGCTGCATTACAGTACCGTTCTTGCCCTCCAGCGCGGTCGCAGCAAGCGGCCACGCATCACCGCGATTCAGCGGTTGTCGACCTATCTACTGAAGGCGCCGAATGGCAGACCTGACTAGCATCTTCGGCGGCGTCTACGCTCTCCCCGAGCCGAGGCGCATTGAGCCACCAGACGAGCAGCTGCGGGAGGCGATGGTAGAAGCCGGCCTGGAGCCGCCAGAGGCGATCTACCTAGACGGCAAGCTGCACAGGTTCAACTCTGGCACCAAGGGCACGCCAGGCCACAGCAAGCCCGGTTGGTACGTGGCCTTTGGCGACGGCGTACCGGCAGGGCGGTTCGGGTGCTGGCGGGCAGGCATAGAGCAGGCCTGGCAGGCGGAGATGGGGCGCAAACTCACCATCGCCGAAGAGATGGCGCACACTAGAAGGATGGCCGAAGCCAAGGCAGCGCGGGAGGCCGAGCAGGAGCGCAGCCAAGCGGTTGCCGCCAGTACGGTCGATGCGATCTGGACAGCAGGCGGTGCAGCGAGTGCCGATCATCCGTATCTAGCACGCAAGGGCATCGCACCCAATGGCGCCAGGATCACCGGCGACGGGCGGCTGATGGTCCCGCTGTACGGCTCCGAAGGTGATCTGGCCAGCGTGCAGTACATCGCAGCCGATGGCGAGAAACGCTATCACCCCGGCGGCGCTACGGGCGGCAAGTTCTGGATGCTTGGCGAGCCTAGCAGCACCATCTACATCGCCGAGGGCTTCGCCACTGCCGCCACCATTCACCAAGCCACCGGCAAGGCGTGCGCAGTGGCGTACAGCGCCAGCAACTTGGTCCCAGTCACCGGAGCGCTTCGGGATCGGTTCGGGGCACAGCAGGACTTGGTGATCGTGGCCGACAACGATGCGAGTGGAGTCGGTCAGCGCTACGCCGAGCAGGCCAGCGCGAAATACGGCGCCAGGTCGGTGATGCCGCCCGCGGCCGGGGACGCCAATGATTACGTTCAGGCTGGCAACGATCTGGCGGCGCTGCTTGAGCCAGCAGTAAGCGACTGGCTGATGCCGGCGGACGAGTTCTCCCGCCAGCCTGCGCCGATTCGGTGGATGGTCAAAGGCTGGATTCAGCAAGCGGCGCTCATCATGGTTCACGGCCCGAGCGGCGGCGGGAAGACCTTCGCCACGCTCGACTGGTGCCTGCGGATGGCACAGGGCCAACCGGATTGGTTCGGCAACCGGGTCACGCCAGGGGCGATTGTCTACTTGGCGGGTGAGGGCCACCATGGCCTGCGCAGCCGGATAGCAGCCTGGAAGGAGCACCATGGGAATGGTCAGGCTCTTAATATGTATCTCAGCAAGAGCGGCTGCGATCTAGATACTCCAGAGGGCTACCGCAAGGTGTCCGAGCACATCCGGGCGCTCCCCATCAAGCCCGCCATCATCACGATAGATACCCTGCACCGGTTCAACTCCGGCGATGAGAATTCATCTCAGGACGCCAAGGCGATGCTTGATGCCTGCGCCATGCTGATGGCTGAATTCAATTGCACCATCATACTAGTCCACCATACTGGAGTTTCTGAAGAGACTCAGCACAGGGCTCGGGGCTCCAGCGCTTGGCGCGGTGCGCTGGACATTGAGATCAGCATCGTCCCGGCCAAGGGCGACTCGCCGATGGAGATTATCCAGCGCAAGAGCAAGGATGCCGAATTGGCGGCTACCTTATATGCTACGCTTGAGAAAGTGATTATTCCAGGGTGGTTTGACGAGGACGGCGAGCCGGTGACGAGCGCGGTGCTGGTGCAGGCAGGCGAGCCCACCAAGACCGCCAAACGCAAGCTGCGCAGCACCAATGCCAACGTGGCTTGGGAGGCATTCAAGACGCTCAATGCCAGGCTGGTCGCTAGGCCGGAATGGAGGCAAGCGTTTGATGAACTGTCCGAGTTGGAGTCCACCAACAGCAAGAAGCAAGCGTTCGCCAGGGCCGTTGTGGAGCTTCTGGAGCGTGGCGAGATGGTCGAGGAGGAGCCCGGAATTTATGAGCTGGGGATCGGATTTTGACCGGGTACAGGGTACAAGCGGGTACAAGCGGGTACAGTTGTACCCGGGCGAAAGACGTGTTTGGGGTACAACCGGGTACACACCCCTTTAGGGGTGTACCCGCTGTACCCGAACATCGTGCGGAAAAAGCGTATCCGGATAGGGAAAACCCTTAGATGGGGTGGTCTGCTTAATTTTTAGGCAGTTGTGGGAAAATTTGGGATGGGGGCGATTCAGACATGTCGAAAATAACAACAGTGGCCGACAAGGCACAGCAAATCGAGACGGTGCTGTCTGGCATGGCGACAGAAGGCCTGAGCCTACGCAAGGCGTGCCTGAAGGCTGGCGTGGCCAGGCCGACGTTTTTGTTGTGGTGCGATGGTGACGCGGCGCTGGCTGACCGCTACACGCGTGCGCGAGACGAGCTCATAGACGGCATTGCCGATGAGATTCTGTTGATTGCCGACGAGCCGGTAAATAGCACAGACTCTGGAGCCACTGACTCTGGATCAGTCAACAAGCAAAGACTGCAAATAGAAAGCAGAAAATGGCTACTATCTAAATTAGCCCCAAAGAAATATGGCGATAAATTAGAATTATCTGGAGATTCTGAAAACCCATTATTGTTTTCAAGAATTGAGCGAGTAGTAATCAAGAATGGGTAAATCCCTTGAAATAAAGACCCCCGAGTGGTCACTCCCCCTCCTCGAGGCCAGCCGCTACAAAGGAGCCTGGGGTGGCCGAGGTTCGGGCAAGTCCCATATGTTCGCCGAGATGATGCTCGAGGAACATATCATCAATCAGTCGCAATCTAGTGTTTGCGTGCGCGAGATTCAGAAATCCTTGAATCAATCGGTTAAGCGCCTGCTGGAGATGAAGATTCAGGAGATGAATGCTGGCGCCTATTTCGAGGTTCAAGATGCGGTCATTAAGTCCAAGAAGGCGGACGGCAGGATCATCTTCCAGGGCATGCAGAACCACACGGCGGACAGCATCAAGTCACTGGAAGGATACGACCGTGCTTGGGTTGAGGAGGCACAGAGCCTGAGCCAGACAAGCCTAGACCTGCTCCGGCCAACGATCCGCAAGCCGGGGTCCGAGCTCTGGTTCACCTGGAACCCCCGACAGGCCAGCGATCCGGTGGACCTGCTGCTGCGTGGCCCGAAGCCCCCGAAGGACGCGACCGTCATCCGGGTGAACTATGCCGACAACCCGTGGTTCCCGACCGTCCTCAAGGACGAGATGGAATACGACAAGCGGCGCGACCCGGACAAATATCAGCATGTCTGGCGCGGCGAGTACTTGCAGAACAGCCAGTCGCGGGTGTTTCGGAACTGGCGCATCGAAGACTTCGACGCCCCGCCTGACGCGATCCACCGGCTTGGCGCTGACTGGGGATTTTCTGTAGACCCGACCACGCTGGTGCGCTGCCATATAATTGGGCGAACACTGTACATCGACTTTGAAGCCTACATGGTGGGCTGCGAGATCGTCAATACGCCTGAGTTGTTCATGCAGGTGCCAGAGGCTGAGAAGTGGCCCATCGTGGCCGACAGCGCCAGGCCGGAGACGATCAGCCACATGCGGCGCAACGGGTTCCCCAAGATCATGACGGCGGTCAAAGGGCCGCGG